CCAAACTATTTTAATGGATTTACCTATTCAGATAGGTTTAATCTAGCAAGAAACAGTGTTCAATCATTCCAAGTAATGTGGAACACACTTTTAAGGAATATAACTAATGGCGGACAAAAATAACGTAGTCCAGTTTCCTAGATTAATTTCAGACCCACCAATGACAGCGGCTGAAGTTAAAGATAAAATTTCAACTTATAAAGAAAATTATGCAAATGATTTAGCTGAAATTATATGGGAAAATGTATTACACGAAATGGCCCGTGCAAATTGTGATTTTGATTCAGATATAAACAAATATTTTCCAAACATGATTCTCATTTTTGAAAGTATTAAAGCTTTACATCTACAAACATTGAATGTTGACCATCCACTTCAAGATTTTGCTCAAAAAAATGTAGCAGTATTAGAAAGTGACGAAGGACATGCTGTTGGTGGGTTAAAAACTACACTAACAAATTTAGAGGTTGACAACGACGAAGAAGTATGATATAATATACTCTTAAATTAAATTATGGTAAAATTATGATATTAGTAGACTACAACCAAGTGATGTTGGCTTCACTCTTTGCGAGTATTGGTAATCATCACAACGTGGAACCAGACGAAAATTTAATTCGTCATATGTTCTTAAATTCAATTCGATTCAATCGAAAAAAATTCTCTGAAGAATATGGAGAAATTGTTCTTTGTTGCGATAACAAAGACGTTTGGCGACGTGACTATTTTCCTTATTACAAAGCAAATCGTAAAAAAGGTCGCGACGCTTCAGATATGGATTGGAATAAACTTTTTGATGTTATCCATGGAATCAGACAAGAGATTGAAGAATTTTTTCCTTACAAAGTTATCAATATAGAACGCTGTGAAGCTGATGATATTATTGCTACATTAGTACATGAATATGGTACTGTGATGAATACAGGAGCTGAAAAAATTCTAATTCTTTCTGGTGACAAAGACTTTATCCAATTACAGACTTATGGGAATGTTGACCAATACAATCCTGTAATGAAGAAATGGGTAAGACATAACGATCCAAATAAATACTTAGAAGAGCACATATTAAAAGGCGATGTTGGAGATGGCATCCCTAATATATTGAGTGCTGATAATTGTTTAGCTATTGGTGAAAGACAAAGACCAATGACTAAGAAAAGATTAACACAGTTTTTAACTGAGCCAGAGACAATGGACGAAGAGACAAAACTGCGTTTAAACAGAAACAAGCAAATGATTGACCTGAGCTTGGTACCTCAAGAGTTCAAAGACAAAATTCTTGAGCAATTTAATATAGACAAAGAAATTGGTCGTGAACATCTCTTTAATTTCTTTGTTAAGAAAAAGTTGAAAAACTTGATTACAGATATACAGGATTTTTAAAATGATTAGATTATCTATGTCCGAAGTTCTATCTGAACTTCCAAAAAAGAAAACAAAAGCTGATAAGGTTGCATGGCTTCGTGAAAACGAAAATGTACCTTTTCGCAATGTATTACGTTTAATTTACGACGAGAGTATTGAGTTCTTGTTACCCGATACAGCTCCGCCATGGTCTGAAAACCAATTTGAAGATGAAGCAAAAACTATGCTTTATAGAGAAGCAAGACGCTTAAAAATCTTTATTAAAGGTGGTGGTTACGATGATATGAAAACAATTAAGCGTGAGCAATTGTTCATTAAACTTTTAGAAGATATTGATAATGATGATGCTAAGCTATTAGCTCATAACATGTTATCTCATACAAAAGTTAAAGGATTGACCCTACCAACATTGTTAGAAGCCTTTCCAGACTTGCTAACAACTCCGATGGATATGCGATAGAAGGAATGCAATTATGCCTAAGCGATTTAGAGATTATCGCAAAGGTGACGGCTGGGGAGATGACCCAAGAAAGTTAGACCGTCAAAATGAAAAGCGTAAAAACAAACGCCGTCAAACAAAACGAAAGCAAAGGCTCAAAGACAAGTATGACTACTAATGTCGCTATACTTACGAATTTTCGTACAGGTAGCACTAATTTTACATTACAAAAAGCTGAAGAATATGATTTGCCATATAAAGGTGAATTGTTTTCGCATGAGCGCCAATTTCCTATTGGTAATTTATTAAGTAGTTCTGAGTTTAATGCAAAATACAAATATAAAGATCGTAATATTGCCAATTATGCTTTAAGTAATTGGAATATATTTGATGAGCTTAGAGCAGGACATCCGGCTTGTTATAAAATTATGCCATCTCATTTTCACAAACGAATGCATCAGCGAACTGCAACAGATATGTTTCAGCTACAAACTGTATTAGAGCATGCTGATAAAGTCTATTATCTTTATCGCCGAGATTTACGTGCTCAAATTATGAGTTGGTTAGCTGTTCGAAGAGATGGCTCGTTTGGACATACAGGTTTTATTACCAATGTACCAATGACTTATAAAACTAAAGAAGAAGATTATGTTAAACGTATGAAACAATTACATGGTGGAGAAATAGTAGGCGAAACTTATCAAGCTACATTTGACGCAGATGACCCTGTATTCCACGCAAAAACAACTATGTCTATACAATCATTGGTTCGTCAATTAGTAGAAAATTACGACGATATGGCTGAAATGTATAAAAGGGTACCAGGTGAACTAGTTTGTTACGAGGATTACTTTGTTGGTGACAAATATAATCCCTATAATAGAGAGATAACTTGGACTGGTGAGCCTGAGATTGACCAGTATGTAACAAATTGGGACATAGAAAAACTATTCAAATAAGGGTTGACATTTACAGTAAAACATGTTACAATATCTAATAATGAATAGGAAAAGGATAAATTATGGACCATAGAACTGATAAATTAATACTAGTAGATTGCGATGGTGTACTACTAGACTGGAAATACGCATTTTATAAATGGATGTCAGAAAACGGCTACGAAGTTGTAACAGAAGGTGTTTACGATGTAGCAGAAACTTTCGGTATAACAAAAGACGAAAGTAAAAAATTGGTAAGACAATTCAACGAATCAGCAAGGATTGGATTTCTACCAGGATTGCGAGATGCAATCAAATATGTTAAAAGATTACACGATGAAGGATATATCTTTCATTGTATTACCAGCTTAAGTACTGACTTTTATGCTGGAAAGCTCAGACAGCAAAATCTAGAAAAACTTTTTGGACCAGCTGTATTTGAGAAAATAGTCTGTTTGGACTGTGGAGCTGATAAAGACGATGGGTTATTACCATATAAAGATAGTGGATGTATCTGGGTTGAAGATAAGCCACTTAACGCTGAATGTGGATATAATTTAGGGCTAAGGTCAGTATTAATTGAACATTTATTTAACTCTGATTACGAAAACGATTCCATTCCAAAAGTAAAAAATTGGAAAGAAATATACGAAATGATAGTAAAATAGTAATAAATAAAATAATGATAGATTGGATATTTAATTAATGCCAACATACGAATTTCAAAACACCGAAACCGGTGAAACCTTTGAGAAAATTCTTAAACTCTCAGAGCGCGAACCCTACCTCAAAGAAAATCCTCACTTAAAGCAAATAATTTCTGGAGCACGACCTGTGATTGACAGTGCTCGACTTGGTCGTATGAAACCCGACCAAGGTTTTCGTGATATACTTTCGTCAATGAAAAATAACAAAAGCTATACAGGAAACAAGATAAATGACTGGAAATAGAAATTTATCTTCCATTAACAAGGAGATTATATATGTCCAAACAACGTCGTATTTCACAAAAGGAGAGAAGAAGACTCACTAAGAATGGTAACGGAACACTAGATAGAAAATTTAGTATGCGACCCATTCAGCCAATCACAGATACTCAACAAGAATTATTTGATGATTATCGAACAGGCTATAATATAGCTGCGGTTGGTACGGCAGGAACAGGTAAAACGATGTGTGCATTATACCTTGGTCTAAATGATATTATGAACAAAGATGAATATGACCAAATTGTAATCGTACGCTCGGCTGTACAAACAAGAGAACAAGGTTTTATGCCTGGTTCACAAGCTCAAAAAGAAGCAGTTTATTCAGT